AGCGGCTGGACTAAAGACACGTGACCAAGCGAAGACATTTATCTACGCATTCTTATACGGCGCTGGTGACGGTAAGATTGGAGAGATCGTAGGCGGTACAGCACGAGAAGGTAAAGCGTTGAAACAAAGATTCCTTACATCGCTTCCCGCTCTAAACGCGTTGAAGAAAGCCGTTGAATCAAAGGTCAAACGTGGTGGATTCTTACGAGGATTAGACGGACGCATACTACCAATACGCTCCGAACATTCAGCGCTTAACACGCTGTTACAATCGGCGGGAGCAGTCGTGATGAAGCAAGCGTTGGTCAGTTTAAACACACACTTGGCAACGAGTAACTGGCGATCTATGCACGACTATACATTCGTAGCGAATATCCACGACGAGTTTCAAACGGAAGTTAAACCAGAACTCGCAGAGCAATTCGGTAAGACCGCATGTATCGCGATAAGAGAAGCGGGTAATCATTTAAAGATGAAGTGTCCATTGGATGGTGAGTACAAGGTCGGTAACAACTGGGCAGAAACTCACTAATACTACACGTGAGGACTTGTACGACTTGCCATAAGAATTATCCCCTGACCGAGTTCTATAAAGACAGGGCAAGGGCGGATGGTCTGACGACAAGATGTAAAGCATGTAGTCGTGCGAATAAAAGAAAGCACGGACGTAAAGCTAATTTAAAAAAGCGATACAACTTATCTACTGAAGAATACGACTACATGTCGTTCAAGCAAGGACACGCTTGCGCTATATGTGGCGCTAAACCCACTGATAAAAAACTAGGTGTAGATCACAATCACAAGACAGGTGCGATTCGTGGGCTGTTATGTGGCACGTGTAACACGGCGCTTGGACTACTTAAAGACGACCCATCAATTATTCTTAAAGCGTACAACTACCTCACGATACATAATTACAACCAACAACAAAAAGGAAATAAATGACAACGACATTATTAATAGACGCCGACGTACTGGCGTATCAATCGGCGTTTACAGCGCAAGCTAACATACAATGGAAGGAAGACCTGTGGACGGTACATACTGATCTTGCTATTGCGAAGACATGGATTGTTGATCGACTTGAAACGTTTAAAAAACGTATGAAAGCGGACGACTTCATCCTCGCTATATCTGATAAGAACAACTTCAGACGCAAGCTTAACAGCGAGTACAAAGCGAATAGACGATCTAAGTTTGCACCGATAGGACTTGACCCTATACGCGATTGGCTTGCAGAAGAATACGGTACGGTTATCTATCCTAACCTTGAAGCTGACGATGTACTCGCGATTCTAGCGACGGAACGACCGAACCGAAAGGACAAGCGTATCATCGTTAGTATTGATAAAGACTTCAAGTCTGTACCCTGTGCGTTCTACGACTTCAACCGTGGTGAGTTACACGAGACAACCAAAGAACAAGCGGATCATTATCACTTGATGCAGACCCTAGCGGGTGATCCTGTTGACGGATATAAAGGCGTTCCAGGCATAGGCGTTAAGTCAGCGGGTAAGCTACTCGACATATACGGAGCAACTTGGGACACCGTTCTTAACGCGTATAAGAAGGCACACATGACCGAACAAGACGCGCTTATGAACGCGTGGATGGCTTATCTTATTCGCAAGGACGAGTATAATAACAAACACAAACAGATTAAATACCTATGGATGCCGTCGTGCTTTGACGAAAAACAAAAGCGAAAATACAGTCATTTAATTCATCAAGTCACAGGCGATTTAGACGAAGATTTGTCTCGACAAAAACCTTTTGATCCGATTAGTTTTTAGGTGAATGACCGATTCTATTAGAAAACTTCCCGACTTGAGCCGCGATTTAATCGACGTTTTAGACGCTCGATTTCCGCTTCGTTTACCCGATATAAAGGATAGCGAACGAGAGATATGGATCAAGGTCGGTCAACGAAAAGTCATCGAGTTCCTTATAGACACTTATGACGAACAACATAAAACACTAATAAGTCCCAAGGAATAATTAACTATGTGCTTTCCATCACCTAAATTTGTAACACCCGCTCCACCTCCGCCTCCTCCTCCGCCTCCAACTCAGACAGCGGCGGTCGTTAAGCCAGCGGGTAAGCGCGGTTCATCTTCGTCTAAAAGACGTCGCGGTACTGCACAGTTAACACGTCCTTCGATGGGTGGAAGCTACTCAGGAAGTGGCGTCAATTTACCTACTTAATATAATACACAGAAAGAATAATCATCATGGCATTAAAATCACTCCAGAAAATCACGCTCTTGTCCGCTGTATCGGCGACAGGTGCGGGCAGTTCCTTCAGCGTTGAACGCTCGAAAGGCTGGACATTTACCGTTGCATCAAGCTCAGTTACGAGCGGTGGTACTGTAGATGTTGAAGCGTATATCGGCGGCGGATGGCGCGTCATCCATAGCGAAGCGGTCACAGCCGACGGTAACGTAACTATAAGAGACGACCACGGACATTATGAAAAGATACGAGGTAATGTATCAGCTCGTACCGATGGTACTTATAGCTTATTCGCAACAGGTACTACTGATTCTCTGTAATGTCTATCACCTTCACAGATCAGCTAGATAAACCTAGCGAGATAACAACAATACCTAATCAGTTACTCAGACCTATCTTTGGTGCTTCGTATGGATTTGACACACCGCAAACTCCTGTTATTGATGGAGCTTTAACTACAGAACTCAGTGAACCTTTAGTTACTGAAGCTGATGATATATTATTATTTGAACCTTAATTTAAAAACATGGCTAATAAAAAATTTACAGACTTAGATAACCTAGCGACTCCAGTTGGAGCGGATGTTATAGCAATCGTTGACGATGTCGCAGGTACACCCACAACTAAAAAGGTAACCGCTACTAACCTAATGACTCTTGCTCCTGTTCAATCGGTAGCAGGAAGGACGGGGACAGTAACACTTAGTAATACAGATGTTAGTGGACTTGGTACAGCAGCAACATCCGCAAGTACAGACTTTAGTTCTGCTTTCTTTAGCACTGTAGCGGAAACAACAACCGCTCGTACACTTAGTAATAGTGATAACGGTAAAGTAATTGTTTGTAGCAATGCCAATGATGTTACGATTACATTACCAGACGGCTTAACTTCAGGATTCAATTGTACACTTGTTCAAGAAGGATCAGGAATAGTTAAAGTCCTTATTTCAGGTTCAGCTACATTGTCTGGATATAACTCCAACAACGCAACGGCTGGACGCTATGCTTCTGTAAATATATATCCAATAGGCACAGACAGTTATGTATTGGATGGAACTGCACAAGCAATATCACCTCCTGGAGCTAATGCCCTAAACTATCCTAACGGTATCTTTTTTAATAGTTCAGCTAATTATTACATATCTACCCAACCCATTATGCACTTCGATGCTGATTACATGGATGGTGCAGATGACGCTAATAACCCAACCAATGGTGCTACTCTGACTAGTTGGGGTGATAGGTCAGGAGGTGCTACTGATTATGATTTAGGTCAAACCACCGCCTCCGAGCAACCAACTTATTATTCCGTAGCGGGTTTGACTGGAGTTACTTTTGATTCAGGTGATTACTTTGACTTAGCAACCTCCCTTGCAACTCCAACTAGTTTAACACAAGTAATCATAGCCACTAATACTGATGTATCCGAAAATAGTTTAATTGGTTTATCTCTTGACCGCACTTCCGCAACATCGACTAACACGCTTTTTGGAACAGGTGGTGCGTATGGCACTCAAATAAAACTTGCAGGTACTGGTCAAACAACCAATCAACCAACCTTCTCACAAACTGATCCTAATATTCATGTAGTCACTAAAGCAGGTACAAGTTTTAAGTATTGGTATCAAGGAGGATCAGAGGTGTACAGTATCACATCTTCATACAGCGTAACCCAAACTACCTTGGGTGCTGGATACTATCAAGGTCTTGATGCTCGCATACACGAAGTTTTAGTTTTTAATTCAACCTTATCAATCTCAGATTTAAATGTAATCAAGGATTACGCTAATAACAAGTACTCTGCAATGTCCGCATCAACTTTTAGCTAATATGAAATACTCAGTACATAACACAGAAGAAGAAGCCTTAGCCGAGAATGAAAGATTAAAACAGCTTCTAGGTATACCTGACGATGCAGGTACAGTTGAATATGCCATACCCGTAGAAGCGGACGGACAATGGTTATTAAGAGTTAAAGAAGAAGGTACATGGAAAGCCGATCATTTGGCTGTTAATGTACAAGAATCCTAAGATTAATGCAATACGAAACGGCTCAAAGCCTCTACACTCAGCTTGAAAACTCGCGTTGGTCGTTTTTAGATCGCGCTAGAACGTCTGCTGAGTTGACGATACCTTACGTTCTTCCACCCGAAGGACACGGTCCTCATACGAAGTACTACACGCCTTATCAAGGTATAGGTGCGCGTGGTGTGAACAATCTAGCGTCTAAGTTATTAATCGCTTTACTACCGCCTAACGCGCCTTTCTTTCGTTTGGTCATCGACCGATACGAGCTTGAAAAAGCAAAGGCAGAAATGGGCGAGGAGCAAGGCGAACAGTTACGCACCGATCTTGAAAAAGCTTTAAGCGATGTTGAACGAGCAGTAAGTCAAGAGGTCGAAGTCGAAGCGTTTCGAGTCGGTGTGTTTGAAGCATTAAAGAATTTATTGGTTAGTGGTAACACGCTTTTATACATGCCTGACGATGGTGGTATGCGTGTGTTCCGTCCAGACAGATACGTCGTTAAACGCGATGCAATGGGCAATGTCACGCATATAGCTGTGAAGGAAACTGTTGCACCTTTCATGCTTCCCGAAGAAGTACGCCAAGAAGTTTACAAGGAATCAAAAGATAACAACTGCGACTTATACACGAGTATTGTTCGTGAAGGTGACAAGTTCATCGTTCAACAGGACGTCAAAGGAATTGTCATCGAAGAGTCGAAAGGATCGTATTCTATCGACAAGTCACCTTGGATACCGTTGAGATATACACGTATTGACGGCGAAGACTACGGACGTGGATTTGTTGAAGAGTACATAGGCGACCTTAAATCGCTTGAAGCGCTGACTAAAGCAATTGTAGAAGGTAGTGCCGCCGCCGCTAAGGTGTTGTTTATGATTAATCCTAACGGTACTACGCGCGCGAGAACTTTAGCTGAAGCGCCTAACGGTGCGATTGTACAAGGTAGTGACGGCGATGTATCCGTTTTACAACTTAATAAGTTTAATGATTTTCGTGTAGCTGAATCGGTAAGTGCTAAAATACAAGACCGTTTATCTCACGCTTTCCTTTTGAATAGTTCCGTGGTGCGTGATGCTGAACGAGTTACAGCTGAAGAAATACGTATGTTAAGCCAAGAACTAGAATCAGCATTGGGCGGTCTCTATTCAATTCTTTCACAGGAGTTCCAACTTCCGCTTGTATCGCGCTTAATGGAGCGAATGAGTAAGAAGGATCGCCTTCCTAAACTTCCGAAGGACATCGTTAAACCTACCATAGTAACAGGTGTTGAAGCGCTTGGACGTGGTAACGATCTTAATCGTCTTGATATGTTCCTTGCTGGAGCGTCACAAGTCGTAGGTCCTGACTCCGTTATGCAATACGTCAATGTAAGTGATTACTTTAAACGACGTGCTACCGCGTTGGGAATCGAGACCGAAGGTTTGATTAAGACGGAAGAAGAAATTCAACAACAGATGCAACAGGCTCAACAACAAGAAATGATGATGAAGCTTGGAGCGCCCGCTGTAGCGCCGACTATAAACGCTATTGCTGATCAACAATCACAAGAACAATAACACAACCAAACCACGTGAAAGAATACAATCATGGCAGATTACCAAAAAGTCGAAATAAACGAAAAAGCACCTAACGAGATTGAACCCGATCAACAGCAAACAGAGACGGTTGAAGAACCTCAAGTCGAGCAAGAACGCCCAGAATGGTTACCAGAGAAGTTTAAATCAGCGGAAGACCTCGTCAAAGCCTACGGAGAACTTGAGTCCAAAATGGGCAAAGGCGAACCAGTTGCAGAAGAACAAGAAGTCGAAGAAGAAGTAACAAATGAGACTGAACCATCGACGGAATCAAACGAAGCACAAACTTTAATTACAGACGCATCGAAGGAATTTTTTGAGAATGACGGTAAACTTACAGATGAAACGTATGAAGCGTTGGCTAAAGTCGGTCTTAACCGCGAGTTGGTCGATAGCTTTGCGCGTGGTCAAGCGGCTCTACAAGACAGCGAATCAACTACGATTAAAAGCGCGGCAAATGGTGAATACGATACTATGTCGGAATGGGCTGGCGAAGTGCTGTCGGACGAAGAGATGAACACTTTTAACGACGTTGTAAACAATGGAACTGTTGAACACGCCAAGCTCGCTGTAAGCGGTTTGTACGCGCGTTATAAGAACGAGACAGGTGGTCAAGGACCAAAGCTTGTCACGGGCAATACAACAGGTACATCGACAATGCCGTATCAATCTATGCAAGAAGTGAGTCGAGCAATGCAAGACCCACGATATAAAAGCGGCGATAAGGCGTATCACGCCGAGGTAGACCGTCGATTGGCGGTATCCAATATCTGATATGTTTGAACTCTTAACACTCTTTCTTACAGGTGGTGGAAGTGCCGCGATGGGAAGCGTGTTAAAGGGCGTTTTTGGCGCGTTGGTAGACGGTCGTCAACATCGGTTTGAACTCGAAATGGCAAGGGAGGCACGTAATAATGAACAAGCAGTTAAGTTTCAAGAAAGTATCAATAGCGGGGATGCTGGCGGTTTTGTCCGTGGTACTCGTCGTATGCTTGCTCTTATCGGGATGTCAACGCTCTCGTTCGTCACATGCATCACAGCCGTTTATCCAACCGTCCCACTTGTCTCCGTCACTAACATCACGGGAGAAGGACGGAACGAACTTTTATTCGGACTCATCAGTCTTCAAGCAAGCCAAGCCCCTTTGGTTGTTACAACAGGACATATCGCGCTCTTTCAAGCAACCGTAGTTCTGCCAATGATCGTGGGGTTTTACTTCACACCTGGAGGACGAAGATAACACTTTTTTAGACGAAGCAAAAGACAGCCCCGTGCGCGGGACAACTGACCGACTAGCAACGACTAATAATACTAACACTAATATTAACTCTATAAATAGGAGAACTTAATTATGGCTAATGGAGATACAACTCCCTCACGCGTCGGTCAGATTAATTCAAGTGGAGCGGCTGATGCCCTTTTCTTGAAGAAGTTTGCTGGCGAAATATTAACGACCTTTGAAGAAAATAATATCTTCAAACCTTTGCATACGATCCGTACTATCGAGAATGGTAAGAGCGCTCAATTTCCTGTTACAGGTATTGCTTCCGCTAGTTACTATACTCCTGGACAGAACATTGCTGACAGCGGTAACTCTTACTTGAGCGACATCAAGAAGAACGAGAAAGTCATCACTATTGACGACGTACTTCTTTCTTCGACATTCCTCAGTTCTATCGACGATGTAAAAAATCATTACGATATACGTTCCGTCTATGCTTCTGAGCTTGGTAAAGCGCTTGCTAAACGTTTCGATGAAGCGATTGCTAAAGTGTTTATTGCCGCCGCTCGTGAAGCTACAGCTAACGTTACAGGTGGAAAGCTTGGTGGAGTACTTGACGTATCTGCTAACGCGATGGGAACACCCGCTGACGGTTCTGACGACTCCGACAATTCTGATCCAACAGGAGCAGAGCTTGTTGCCGCGTTGTTTACCGCCGCTCAAAAGCTCGATGAGAACGACGTTCCTTCCGATGGAAGATTCTGTGTTCTTCGTCCTCAAGAGTATTACAAGCTTATCACTGGTGGTAGCGGATCGCTCGTTATCTCGACTTCTGCGTCTAATCAAGACGTTGGTGGTTCTGGATCACTTGCTTCTGGTTCTATCGCTCAGGTTGCTGGTATCAGCATCTATAAGTCTACTCACCTTCCATCGACTGATTTGTCTTCCACCTCTACAGGTGACGGAGCTTCTTCTAACGATGTGTTCGGTTCAGGCGGCGTAGGGTACAATGGTAACTTCACCAACTCGCTTGGTATCGTTGCTCACCCATCGGCTGTTGGAACTGTTAAGCTTCTTGATCTTGCGACTGAGTCCGAGTATCAGATGGAGCGCCAAGGAACTCTGTTTATTGCGAAGTACGCGATGGGTCACGGAATACTCCGTCCTGAATGTGCTATCGAATTACAGAAATAGTCCATTCTTGTTTGGTTGTGTTGAGGGGAGCGAGGGTTTTAATTTTCGTTTTGACCTCGCTCCTCTCTCGCAATCAGATTATTCTTTAACTTTATTCTTACCTTTTATATATGGCACTTACATCGAAGCTTGAAGCAGTCAACACAATGATTGGCGTAGTAGGCGAAAGCCCCGTCAATTCAATTAGCGGTAGTAGTTTACCTGTATCTGTGGTGACCGCTTTAAACGTCCTTGATGAAGTCAATAGAGAAGTCCAATCGGAAGGATGGCATTACAATACCGAGCATGTGTATCCACTTGTAAGAGACGCCTCTAATAAAATTAATCTTCCCGCTAACACGCTTAAAGTCGACGTTCCAATCGACAAGTATAACGACATAGACATCGTACAGCGTGGTACTACATTGTATGACAGGAAGAACCACACCGACGTCTTTGGCGAAGACCTAGACGTTTCTATTACTTTTGAACTCACCTTTGAACAACTACCACAACAATTTAGAAGCTACATCACGATACGAGCGGCACGTAAGTTTGCTAATCGCTTTCTTGGATCTCCTGAGATCGAGAGCTTTACGCTTCGTGACGAGATTAACTCAAAAGCTACAGCGATAGATAGCGACAGTGAAAACGCAGATCGTAATATATTTGACAATTATGATGTATTACGTGTTGTAGATAGATAGACATGCCGTTACTTACTACTTCTGTACCGAACCTCGTCCAAGGTGTATCGCAACAGCCTGACAATTTAAGATTTCCTGGACAAGCTGAAGAGCAAGTAAACGCTTTTAGCTCCGTTGTAGACGGACTTACAAAACGTCCTCATACCGATCATATAGCGGCGTTGGGGACGACGCTTGAGAACGACGCCTTAGTCAGCTTTTTTGACAGAGACGTAGCGAATAAACACGTCATGTTGTTTAATCATTCTGGCGGTACTACTTCGTTAAACATCTTTAATACTACCAATGGAGCGGCTGTAACTACGACTATAACTTCAGCCGCTCAGACGTACCTAAACGGTGCTACTAATCCTTTAAGCGACTTCAGAGTGTTGAACGTTGCTGATTATACTTTTGTCGCTGACACAGGTAAGACTGTTGCTATGGCGGGTACGACTTCAACCGCGCTTCCAAACGAAGCTGTTGTCTTTGTTAAGCAAGGTAATGACGATACAGATTATAACGTAACTATTAATGGTAATACCGCGACAACGTCTGGACCTTCGGATCATAGCTCCGAAACCATCGCGTCCGATTTAGCGACGGATGCAGCAACTCCCATATCGAGTTTAGCTGGTGTTACATCTGCTACAGCTAACGGATCGGTCATTAAGATCGTTATGTCGAGCGATTTGAACATTACCGTTAGTGACAGCCTTTCTAACACAGGTCTAGGACTCGTGTATAAATCGGTATCAGCGATTACTGATCTTCCTATCAAATGCTTTAACGGACATCGAGTAAAAGTCAAAGGCGATGTGGAACTCGTTCAAGACGATTACTACGTTAAGTTCGAGACTAAAGACGGTGCTACATTTGGAGAAGGAACTTGGGTGGAAGACGTTGGGTACGGCGTTCAAACGACGCTTGATAACACGACTTTACCGATCCAGATCGTTCCTACTTTTAAATCTTATGTCAGTCATGGTGGTAGCGTTTATAAAGCGTTACAAGCGCATACTTCATCGTCAGGTACTGAGCCTGGAACAGGCGGTGGATCAACTTATTGGGAGACAGTAACAGATATAAAGTCAGCGCCAGCTTGGTCAGCAAGTAGTGTAGGTTACGTTATATCGAGCAGTTCTGTCGTTCATTATTCTGCGCAAGAATCAACTTTTACTAATCGACTTGTAGGCGACGATGAAACAAACCCTAATCCGTCTTTTGTCGGTAAGACAATCAATGACATCTTCTTCTTTAAGAATCGACTTGGACTGTTGACTGACGGCTCTGTTATCTTTTCCGAAGCTGATGAATATTTTAACTTCTTTAGAACGACTGTGTTGACGCTTTTAGACGGCGCTCCCATCGATGTTGGAGTTGCTCATACCAAGGTATCGACTCTTAAACACGCTGTACCTTTCCAAGAAAAGCTTGTGTTGTTCAGTCCTCAATCACAGTTCGTATTAAGAGGAGCAGATTTACTTACAGCTAAAACCGTTAACATCTCGCCTATAACCGAGTACAACGTGACAAGCGACGTTAAACCGTTAGCGCTTACTAACTACGTTTACTTCAGCTTTCCACGCGATAGCTACGAAGGTCTATACGAGTTCTACGTCGATAAGGATACAGATATATTTGACGCTTCTGAAATCACTTCTCAAGTACCTACTTATGTTCCATCATCTTTAAGACAGCTTATCGGTACGCCTAGTGAGGACGTTATAGTCGCGTCTACTACAGACAACTTAAAGCACTTATATGTGTATCGTTACTTCTGGCAGAACCGTGAAAAGATACAATCTGCTTGGATGCGCTTTGAGTTCGCGAAAGACATCGTTGGAAGCGGGTTTATAGACAGCGATTTATTTGTCGTTACAACCGATGGTCACCTCGAAAAGATGGCGATGGAAGCGGGACATAAAGACACAGGTAAAAACTACGCTATACATCTTGATAGACGTGTTGCAAGTTCTTCGCTTACAAGGTCTTACAGTGCCGCTAACAAGAAGACGACTGTATCAACGATGCCTTACGATCCAGCTGGAGCAGTTGTCTACACCGCCGATGGATTGCGTTTACCGCTGACAACGGACGCCGAGGATACTTCGCTTTCGGCAACAGAGTTTACGATTGAAGGCGACTACTCGTCCACATCGTTCTTTGTCGGTCTTGAATACGAATCTCTTTACACGTTCTCAACGCAGACTTTAAAGCAACCTACAGAACGTGGAGGACGAGCGTCTTCTAACTTTACTCATCAAGTACTACGTCGTGGCGCGGTTGATTACGACGCTACAGGACACTTTACAATCGAAGTTACCCCGCAATACAGGGATACATATTCATACGCTTTTAACCCGTCTACATTGGGTGCTGATGCTGTGATAGGTTCACTTGTGCTTGACAGCGGATCGTTTCGCTTTCCTATTCAATGTAAACACGATGACGTTACAATCAAAATTAAATCAAGTTCAGCATTACCGATGAAACTATTAGCCGCTGAATTTGAAAGCTTTATACATGCACAATCAAAACGATACAGTTGAGTACATTTATAACGACTGTCGGATTGATCCCGCCAATGGGGAGTTTGATTGGTTGCCTTTATATGAAGATATGCGCACCCAAGACATGTTAGAAATAATAGGTCTAGGTCAACATCCTCGTCAAGCGTTACAAGAGAGTTATAAAATATCAGAAGAAGCGTGGACAGTGACTACACTTGATATGCGCATGGTTGGAAGCTTTGGCGTGTGTCCAGCGATCAGACAACCGAACATAGGTGTAATCTGGTTACTTGGTACTCACCGTATGCACCTCATTAAAAAGACTTTTATTAAACATTCAAAGGAGTGGATAGATCGACTTATGGGCGATTATAACGTATTGACAAACTATGTCATGGAATCAAATGAACTTTCATTCCGTTGGTTAACGTGGTTAGGGGCAACCTTTACCGACGTTGACATCGATGGTTACAAACAATTTTATATATACAAAAATAACAATTCTTAATTATCATGTGTAATCTTCCAGCGGCATTAGCTACAACATTCGGACTGCAAGCGGGTGTTAATTTCTTAGGACAACAGCAACAAGCAAAGGCACAAGAGGCGTATCAAGCTCAAGCGTCTCTTGCCGAGCGTCAACGCGCTATACAGGAACAACGTTCGATAAGGATGCGCCAAGGACAAGAACAGGAAGCGATTAATCGCGAGATATTTGAGGCTTCAATAGAAGGCGCTAAAAAAGAATCTACTAACGTTACAAGCGCTGGCCAAGCTAATGTGTCAGGACTTTCGGTTGACGCTGTAGTAAATAATTACAAACAACAAGAAGCGGCATACCGCGCGGCTCTAACTGGTCAACAAGAGATGAGAGACGTACAAACAGGACTTGCTTTGACGGATGCTGGGTTTCGTACGGTTAATAATCAAATTGGTATTAATCGACCTATAAATCAACCTTCAGCTTTTGCCGCTGTTTTAGACGCTGGCTCGCAAGCCGCGAGTGGATACCGTACTGGTCTTGATATTAAAAACTCACGTAAAAGCTAATGGCTACCAATAAAAGAGTACAAGTCGCTGACTTAGCGGACGCCCCAAGGCTTCAAGCGACGATACAAAGCGGTGGTAACTATAATGTAGCCGTTCAACAGGCGGGTGATAATAAGATGTTACAGCTTGCTAGATCGTTGGAAAAAGTTAATCCGATGTTGCGGGATTATGCCGCGATTAAAAAAATAGAAGGCGATGAGCAACGCGCTAAAGGTGAACAGTTCTTCGCAGAAAATTCGACAAAAGCGTTAGCGTCGTTAGAGGCACGGAGAAATAAAACTAAACAACAACTTCGTAGTCTTGCAGAAAAAGGCGTAATAGACGAACGCTCGAACCCTGACTTTCTATTAGGTATTAAAGCGGCAAGTAGTAAGTCGCAAGCAAAAGAATTTAGACGTAAGTTATTAACCGACCCTGAAGCTTTACAAGCAGATGATCCAGTAGGGTACGCACAAGAGGCGGTCAAAGGTTTTTACGATAGTATAGACAGCGCCTACGCGCGTGAGTCAGTTAAGCCTTTGCTTGATTCGATTTCAAACGAGTTCATAAGTACCGTTACAAGACGCGAGCAAGACCTAGCAATCGCTCAAGGTAAGACGGATTGGTTAGGTTCTATAAGCGACGAAGTAAGCGCTTGGACGCGTAATCAATTCGACATTAACGACCCTGTGTTTAAAGAGTGGATAGACGACGGTGCTGGTTCTTTTAAAGGTAGTCGTAAGTACGCACTTGATAACTTATTTAAGCCCGCCATTACGGATATGGTTGAACAAGGTAACACGGCGGGTGCGATGAAAAAGGTCATGGAATTAAAGAAGTGGAAGATTAACGATAAGGGAGCAAAGTTTGCTAACACGGAAATCTTAAACAGCTTAGACGAGCTTGAACGCAGTATATTATCTAACGGTCAATATTTCACTAACTTGGCTATTACGAGTTATAACACGAATAAAACAAACGTATCAGAACCTTTTGAAGCTGAGTTCCAACAACGTTTAAATAACGACGAACCAATAACAGATGCGTTTTTAAACGACTGGTCAACACGTGTTCGTACATCCTTTACCGAGAATAGCGTTAAATCTTCAGACGCAGAACGCTTAATTGCAAAGATGCGAGAAGAAGCGAATAAAACATATAACAGAGAAAGCGAAGCTAATGTTGTCACTAACCCTGATGTGTATGCGGAGATTCGTAAACAATTAGAATTAGGTCTTGATGTAAGCGACAATCTAGAAAGTTATAAAGACGAGTTGTCACTTACTGATTATAAAGAACTATTAAAAGCTAACGGTAACGAAACTGACTTTCAAAAGAATGTTATGTCTCGATTCGCTGTGCGTGATTATACGGATATAATTGAATCAGATTTTAGTAACACGACGATTAAAGGAGGTAATCCTTATCTTAATAAAGATACAAACTACGTTAGAGAGTTGCTTGGTCTTTCTCAAAGTAGAGCCGTTGCGCCGCAAGCATTACAAGTGTTAAGCGCTGATATTAAATCAATATGGAGTAATGAGTTACGACGCTACAGAGATCGCATAAGTCAGCTACCGAACATTACACCCGATGAATTATACAAGAAAATAGACGAAGGAGTGGGTGACGTCTACAGCAGTTTAGAACTTAAAATTGAAGAGCGTGTAAAAGAGCGTTTAAAAACAGGTAATTTTAATATCGGTTTAACTAGTACGGATTTTGAAGCTTTTGAAAAAGGAAAAAAAGATAACAAGATACTGCCGATACTAGAAAAGCTAGGTTTTACTACAAAAAGCGAAGCCGATGAGTTTTTAAAAACCTATAAGAACAATCACCTTTAATAATTATGTCAGAAAAACAAGTAGACCTTCGTTCGTTGTACCCTCAATTTCAAGACGCTGACAGTACTTCTACTCAGCCACGTAACGAAAAACCTTATGTTGATCCCGAAACGGAAGAAGCATCAAACCTTTGGCGCGAAGGAAGCGCGATGGCTCTCGAAGTAGGCGCGCCTATGGCGACGGGTATTGCCTTTGCTCCGTTATTAGCCGCTGGACCTTTTGGTGTTGCTGGTTATATAGGCGCTCAATTAGCAAGTGGATTAAGCTCGAACTACGGCGCTCAAAAAATAAGAGACCCCGAAGCTGACTACAACGTACCCGAAGGTGCGGCGGCGGGGGTGTTCTCTGCTATTCCAGGTTTTAACGCCGCTAAAGTCGCTAAGTTAGGTAAGTTAGGAACAGTAGCTGCAAGAGGTACTGAAGGCGCATTTATGGGTGGTGGTGAAGCTTTATTCCGTCAGTCGTTAGAAATGATGGAAGGAAGTAGAGAAAACTTGAGTCCTTTTGAAATAGGTTTTGGAAGCGTAGTAGGCGGTAGTATAGGCGCTGGATTAGGACGTATTGAAGCGTCAAGTATGATTAATCGTATGGGCGTGTCTACAAGCGATGCACAGAAGATACAACAACGTATGGAAGGCGCTGTAGCTGAACGTATTACAAGAATTGATAACTTGTTTAAGAAAAGTCCAGAGCTTAAAGACGGAGAGATGGGTAAGCTTTTAAGAAAAGAAAAGGCAGACTTAACCGAACAATTAACCGTCGTATCTAAAACCGATAAAGAATACATCGAAAGTTTAAGAGCAAAGGCACAAGAAGAAAAAGATAATATTTTAAAACAGTTTGACGACTTCCAAAAGTCTAACCAAGAACAACCGAAGGTCGGCGAAGGTACGGTGTTAAAGCCCGAAGGAGACGCGCCTGTTGACGGTGTATCTCAAAAGTTCAAGGATTACGACGAAAGTAGTAACCCCGAATCGGTAGGTGCTTCTTTTAGTCCGTACTATAAAAACGTACCTAGTGAAGAAGGTTACGGTAAGTTTAAGTACATGAACGAAAAAGGGGAGATAATAGACCTTAGTGCTGACACTCCTATTCAAATTGATGAGACTTTATCGAAACTAGACGACGATGCTTTAGAAGAAAAACTACGAGTAACTAAAAACGAAAGGGACGACTTAGAAGGTTGGGAAGACGAAGCGACAGTAGAGCGTGGTCATTACGAGAAAATTATTGAGTTACGTACTGAAGTTGAAGGTTTAGAACTTGAGCAATGGCGTAGAGATGTTGAGTGGAGAGCAGAGGATTTAGTTAAAGACCCAGAAGCAGTAGACGATCCTTTCAATGATTTATTTGGTAAGGTGTGGGACGAAGTTAAAATAGATAACGACATGTCCAACGTTAAAGTTGCAATGGCGTTTGAAGCTATAAAAAAACACGGTCTTACAGACAAATTTAAAACGTTCTTAGAAGGACAAAGGCGGAAGCTAGGTACACAAGTAGAAGAAACTGACGCTGATTTTCTGTTTCAAAAACAAATGGAAAAAGCGGTAAACGCTTATAAGAAGTTTTCTAAACCTAAACAAAAAGTAGAAGCTACCGCTATTGAAGGAGACGCGCCTAAAGCGCCTTCTAAACTTACCGACGAACAGAAGATCGAAGCGCTTGATCGCATGAATATGAGCGACGATGACTTAACCGCCTTTATCGACGGTAAGACCGACATTCTACCTGTTAACATTGGAGCGTTTACTGACTCTGAAGATATACAACGTTCGATGGCGGCTGTCTTAGAACAAGTTGAACAAGGGTTTAAGAAACGTCGTATTAAGACCGATAAAAAATCTTTAATTGAACAAGCGGCTAAACTGCGCAGTCAACTCGACCCGTCAGTTGATCCGTTAGATTACTCGAAGCAGATCGCAAAAGAATCAGAAGATATAATATTTAAAACTGTCGTTGCTGATTCTATGACTTTCCACGCGTTTAAAGATTGGAATAAAAAGATGGCAAGCGGTTTGAACTTTGACGATCCAAAAGTCATAAACGATTTAATGGCGGACTTAGATCGACTTGGTGAGTTTGCTGAAGCGTCAGGTACGATAGGAAGTTCTGCTGGTAAGTTGTTACAGAGCCGTAAGGTATTTCGCGATCAAATCGCCGCTGTTGTAAGTACAATGGAAAAACAATCTAAGAAGGTTGAAAAAGAACTTACAGGAGAACTTACTAAATACTCGAAAGATTTAAAACCCGAACAACTAAAAGAACAATTAGAAAAACTTGGAGGTCTTAAAGCGCTTCGTGGTTTTATGAATGAGCTTAGACTTGTTCGTGACCCAGCTAAACTTGGTCGCTTATTAGAGATAAGTCGTAAAGGTCCGTTTGAAAAGATCAAAGAAGCTTACGTTGAATTGCGTTACGACATGATGTTAAGCGCTCCAACGACCCAAGGCGCGGCTTTTATGGGTAATAGTTTGATGAGTTTATACTCGTTATCTAACCAAGCTATAGGCGGTTTAATGACAGGTAACCTACAACCTACAAGAATGGCGATAAACACGGCAAAGAATTTATTGTTCTCATTACCTGACGCTTATAACGCGGCGAAAGTTGCGGCTAAGAACTCTAAAGGTCAAATGGCTTTAAACTCTCATTACGAGAAGATAGGCGGTAAAGCCTTGTCGATGGAAGAAACAGGCATCAAAGGCGCTTTAGGTGAGTCGATAGAAAACTTCGGTGAGCTTGTAGCGTTTGGTCCTAAAGGTCTTGTTTTTCAAGATGAGTTTTATCGTCACTTATTTGCAAAGGCGCAAGTTAAGTCGCTACTAACTGAAGAATATAATCAACTTATTAAGTCTGGTAACGCTCCTGTAGGTAAGCTTGATGAATACATCGAAGGTAAAATGTCACGATATTTTGTTGATGGTCAACGCTATAAGACAAAAGAAGATGTTAACATGGAAGCCGTTACTCAAGCACGTGAACAAGGTTTGGAAGGCGATGAAGCAGTTGAATTTGTCAAACAATACACAAGCGATAACTGGAATAATAAACTTTCAAGCGAGATGGAGTATCTTCGTGACTTTGGTGACCGCATTACATTTCAACAAGACTTGAGTAAAGATTATGGATGGTTTGAAAGTATGGGGTCGCGCATACAAGACGCTCGTAACGACAGTTTTGTTGTGCAGTACATCATGCCGTTTATTAAGACACCTGTTAACATCTTTAAAGAAGCTGGTGGTTCAGCAAGTTTATTTGCCGAGACGCCTGTAATTGGTAAACTGTGGGCGCGTAGTAAAGCTGAATTTAACAGCGATAATCCGTTAATACGCGCTCAAGCAAGAGGAAGGCAGTTGGTAGGTGCTGGTCTTTGGTCGAGTGCTTTATATTTAGCCGATCAACAGATCATAACAGGAAGTGGTCCAGAAGATTACAAAGAACTACAGAACAAAAAGAACACAGGTTGGAAGCCTAATGCTATTAATGTAACCGCCGCTCAACGTATGTGGAAAACAGGAGACAGCCAAGGCGATCAACCTGGAGATACATACGTTAGTCTCCAACGCGCTGACCCGTTAGCTACAATTACAGGTTTATCTGCTGACTTATTAAGATTAAGCGAAGATAACGACATGCCTGAAGAGTTAGTAGCTTATTTAGGCAATACTGCTATGATGGCGATGACAAGCGCTGTTGGACAGAAGAGTTATTTAGAAACTGTAGGAAGTGCGTTACAGGCATTGACTAATGGTCAAGTAGACGCTGATGACGCTGATTGGTTCAATTCATTTCTTGAAGAAATAGCACGAGGAAATACATGGGCTATTTTAAACGCTGTTAATCGTAGTAATGATCCAGTTATGCGCGAAGTAAACGGACCGTTTGAAGCGTTGTTAAATCGTCTTCCTGGCTTTGCAGAAACGCTTGATCCTAAAAGAGATGCGTTTGGACAGGTCGTAAAATCAGCAGGTAGTTCAATACAGCGTCAAGTAAACTCAATTAGTCCGTTAGCTATTACCGAAACAACGACCGATAAAGCGTCTCAGATTATAAACGAGATACAAGGTCGTTATGACTTTCCTCCTTCGGATAAAAAGATTCCAGGATTAGACTTAAAAGATATTAAAGTTCCAGGGACTAAGCAGTCGCTTTATGATCGTTGGAAACAAATATACTCGCAATCTGACGTTAAAGAAGCTGTAATTGAAGCGTATGAAAACCCAGACTTTCAACAGATGTCTAGAGTACGCTCTGGTTCGCCTTTAAGAGATTTACAAAAAGAAACAATTAATAACGTGTTGTATCAATATAGAGAACAAGCATTTGGGGAACTTATTGATGAATACCCCGAACTCTTAGATCAATATGAGTATCAAGGCGAATTACAGCAAAAGCAAATAGAAGGGGAAGAACTACCGTCTGATATGGTATCGCCTTCCCTTCGTCCATTACTTAACCAATAACATATAAAGAATTATAAATCATCATGGCTAATACATACGTCGACTACACCGCAACTGCCGCGCAGACAGATTTCGCTTTTAACTTTAATTACCTCGAAGATTCACACGTCGTTGTAGAGATTGACGGAATAGATAAAACTTTAACGACTGACTACACCATCGTTACATCGCCTTCTAAAAAGGTTGTACTTACAAGCGGCGCTACAGCGGGTCAGTTGG